GTTCCAGGCTGCGATCATGCTGGGCGATGCGGTGCGCGAGGCCGCCCGGTCGGCCACCTCTCAGACGTCCTCGGTGTTCACGATGCGCGTGCAGGAGCGGACCGCGCTTCTGCCGCTGGTCGCGCGCGTCTACGGGGGCGCCAACGCCCAGCTCCGCTACGATCAGGTGATGGCGCTCAACGACATTTCCACGCCGGGCTGGCTCGCGCCCGGCGACTACCTCATGCCGGTGAGACCGCCGGGTCCGGCGTTCTAGGCGAGGGCAAGTGGGCGCGTCACACGAGATCCGCGTGATCGTCAACGGCGCCGTGATCGTCGGCTGGACCGGCTACCACGTCGAGCGCTCGATGATCACGCCGTCCGATCCGTTCGAGTTGCGCCGCCCGTTTGATGCGCAGGCGTGGAACCTCTTGCGCCGCGACTCGGACGTTCGCATCCAGATCGACGGCACGACGATCCTACGCGGCTTCGTAGAGAAGCGCGTGCACAGCTCGAAGGCCGGTACGATGGTCATCAGCGGGCGCGACCGCGCCGGCCGGCTGGTCGACGAGTCGGCGCCCTCGATCGACTACAGCGGCATGACAATCTTGCAGGCGTTCCAGCGCATCGTCTCGCCGTGGTTCGGCACGGTCACGCTATCCGACGCCAGGAACCGCCGGCTCAGCGTAGGCAAGGGCAAGCGCGTCGCCTCGGGCGCCGAGCCGGTTGTTCTCATTAACGTGCGCGTGCCGCGCCGCGGCATCGTGCATCCGGGCGAGAAGCGCTCGCAGATCCTCCACGAGATCGCCGCGCGGACGCACACGATTTGGTGGAGCTCGGCGGACGGCACGGAGATCTTCGTCGGCCATCCGAACTTCACACAGGGCGCGCAATACATCCTGCTGCATGCGAAGACGGGCACGACGGCCAAGGGCAACGTAAAGGACATGACGATCGAGGAAGATGACGGCGATCGCTACTCGGTCATCATGTGTGGTGGCGTCGGAGGAGCTACGCCGGATAACTACGGCTCGAACGTGACCGACAACCGTGGCGTGGTCTACGACAACCCGTTCAACAAGATCGATGGCACCGGGCGCGACTTCATCCATCCCAAGCGGATGTACATGCCGGAAAAGGAATTCGAGAGCAACAACGACGCGCAACGCGTGGCCGCGAACGAGCAGGCGCGCCGCGACTTCAAGCGCCACATCGTGCGCGTCGAGGCGCCCCTGCATGGTCAGTTCCTCGATCCGGGCGCACCGGCGACGCTGTTCGTGCCCAACACGATCGCGCGCGTCATCAACCAGGATCACGAGCCTGCGCTCGACGATACCTACCTGATCGTGAGCTGCGCGTACAGCTCGAACCGCGATCAGGGAGAGACCACCACGATGATGCTCGTCCCGACCGGGACGGAGATCATCCTGTAGGAGCAGCATGGGCAACACCGATAACACCACCAAGGAATGGCGCGACCAAGATTCCAGCGAGCGCCGATCGATCGCCGGGATGATCCGACGCATGGCTGTCACGCTGACGGAGGGCTCCTTCTGGCGCGTGGTTGGCCATCTGCTACTCGACGGCAAGCGCGAGGCGCTTGATGCCGAGGTGTTCGGTACCCTCGGCTTCTACTCGCGCCCGAAGCCGAGCGCGAACGCCGAGGCGATCGTCGTGTTCCCGGGCGGCGCCGCCAACCCGGTGATCATCGCGACCCGCGACGAGGATATGCGCAAGGCGCAGGCGCAGCTCGAGCAGGACTCGGCCCTGATGTGCAACCGGGCGACGCTGGTGCTAATCCGACCGAACGGCACGGTTGAGATTCGGGCAGCTTCCGGTTCCTCGGCGGCTCTGCCAACCATGGCGGATTTCAACGGGATCGTCTCCATCATGAACAGCGCCGGCACCGGGGCGGGGACCGCGTTGCCGGCGGCGGTCGCGTCCTACCAGGCGGCGCATCCGACATGGCCGACCGGGACCACCGTCCTCAAGGCCCAGTAGACCGGAGCCGCTCGATCGGGTAACACGGGCCTCGAGACCATGCCCAACTTCGTCAGGGACAACACGACCCTACCCGGCCCCAAGTCCGATTGGGACAGCGATCCGGCGAAGACGGTTCTGACCAACCCGGAGATGTACGATGCGGCGGCGGACTTCAATGCGCTGCGCAATGCATGCAATGATCTGCGCGGCTGGATCCAGACCGGGCTGACAGTTGGGACCTCGGCGCTCGCTACGCTGATCGTGGACGCCGACGGTAGGATCACCGGGGTCTCGGCGGCAGCGAACGGTTCAATCGCGAACGCCAAGCTCGCCAATATGGCGGCGGGCACAATCAAGGGCAGCATAGCGGGCGGGACCCCGGCTGATCTGACCGGGACACAGGTGACCACGCTGCTCGACGTGTTCACGTCTACGCTCAAAGGTTTGGTGCCATTCTCGGGCGGCGGCACGGCTAACTTTCTTCGCGCCGATGGCACGTGGGCTGCGCCGGCCGGGGGCGTCCCGACCGCTCGAACGATCACGGCGACCTCGCCTATTCGCATTGATGGTGGCGCGAGCGCGGATCTCAGCGCAGACAGAACGCTGTCGCTTGCGACCAACGGCGTCACCAATTCGCTCCTCGCCCAGATGGCCACGCTCACGCTCAAGGGCAACAATACCGGGTCGACGGCTAATGCGGCCGATCTGACTGCTGCGCAAGCGAAAACCCTGCTTGCGATCGCGGCCGGAGACGTCTCTGGCCTGGCCGCCATCGCTACCAGTGGTAGCGCGGCAGATTTGTCGACGGGCACCATTGCCGCCGCCCGAATGCCAGCTCTGACCGGGGATGTCACGAGTTCAGCTGGCTCGGTCGCTACGACGATCGCCAACAATGCGGTCACCAATGCGAAGGCCGCGCAGATGGCGGCTCACACGTACAAGGGCAACAACACAGGATCGACTGCGAATGCCGCCGATCTGACACAGGCCCAGCTGACCGCAGAGCTGAACGTTTTTACGTCTGCCCTGCAGGGTGTTGTCCCGCTCAGTGGTGGCGGCACCGCCAATTTCCTTCGTGCTGATGGCTCATGGGTCGCGCCGCCCACCCCTACGCTTTTCGCTGGATCCGGTGAATTCGGTAGTGGCATTGATGGTGCCGCTGTATTCGATGGCTCGACTGCTGTCTCTGGATTCACTCGTTCCGGATCTGTCTATACCGCGACCCGGGACGCGTTCTTTACCGATGTCACCAGCGGCCCTGGCGTGACGATCGACATGACCAACGGCGGCACCATCACCGGATTCGACATCTGGTGTAACGGGACATGGACCGTAACGAGCGGAACCACGACCATCAAGTGGAACGGCAACGCAGCGTCCTCGTTCACCGGCGGAGCTGGTCTCGCCACCGGCCCCAAGGGCGGAGCATCCGGCGCAGGATCGACTGGGATCCAGAACGCGGGGCAGGCCGGCGGCGGAGTCACCGGCGCGACCAACAGGTTCGGCGCTGGCGCCGGCGGCGCGTCCGGCGCCAGCGCGACCAATGCGAACGCCGCCGGTGGCACGGTGACGATCAACGTGACCGACACCGTCGGCGCGGTCGAGACATGGCACGCCGTGCGGCAGGGCAAGCTCGGCATGGCATCGGCGAACAGCATCATGGCCGGCGGCGGCGGCGGCGCCAGCGGCGGCGGCACCACCGGAATCGCGAAGGGCGGCGGCGGCGGCGGCGGCGGCGGTACCGGGGTTGCCGGGATCCGCAAGCTGGCCGCGACCGGCACGCTTGCTCTCGAGGCCAAGGGGGGCGCCGGAGGCGATGGCGAAGTGCAGACCGGATCGAATGCCGGCGGTGGCGGTGGCGGTGGCGGTGGCTGGGTCGGGTGCGGATACGGCGGGTCATCGCAGCCTGGCAACCTGACGCTGTCGGCGGCCGGCGGCGCCGGCGGCAATAAGCAGGGCACAGGCAACAATGGGAGCGCCGGAGTCAATGGCGCAACCCGGTTCTTCGCGCTGGGGCCGGCGTGAGCGCATTCGCTTTCCCCTTCGCATCTCCGTTCGGTTCGGGATTCTCGTTCGCGATCGGTGATGGTGGCGTGCCGCTTGACTCGCTCAATCCGACGCCGCCGGGCGACTTCTGGTCCCATCTCGATCAGCTGATCGATCCGAACACGGGCGACTATGTGCGCACGGACAACGGCGAATGGGCCGAGACCGCGGATTCGCGCTCGACGATGTTGATCATGCTCGAACTCGAGCTCGGTGCATCGCCTTATGATCCGCAGGACGGCACCACGCTCGCCGGGCTTCGGCGCTCTGGCGAACCGATCACGCCGGAGATCCTGCAGGCTGAGACCCTGCGCGCCGGTGGCATCCTGCAGGCGGCCGGGATCATCTCTGGGCTTCA